GCGAGATCTGGGACAAAGAAAGCGGCAAGGTCTACTGGTTGAGTAAAAGTTGCCCAGACATTCTGGATGAACGTGACGATCCGCTAGATTTAGAGAATTTCTTTCCGTGTGCGAAACCTTTGTACGCGACGATGACAAGCGACACGTTAGTGCCGATCCCTGACTTTGTGCTGTATCAGGATCAAGCCAACGACCTAGATATTTTGAGTGATCGCATTGACGGCATGATTAAGGCGCTGCGTGTGCGTGGGGTTTACGACGCATCACAGCCTACCTTACAACGTCTTTTGACCGAAGGTGATAACAACACACTCATCCCTGTTGATAAGTGGATGGCGTTCTCTGAGAAAGGCGGTTTAAAGGGGTCAATTGAGCTGCTGCCGTTGGATACTTTATCGAACGCTTTACTGCAATGCTATCGGGCGCAAGATGAAATCAAGCAAACAATCTATGAAATCACAGGTATTAGTGACATTGTGCGCGGTCAAGGCGCAGCCTCTGAAACAGCCACCGCCCAACAAATCAAGGGGCAGTATGCTGGTTTGCGTTTGCGTTCAATGCAGGAAGATGTTGCCTTGTTCGCAAGCGAGCTATTTCAATTAAAAGCACAAGTTATTTGCACTAAGTTTCAACCGTCTACAATCCTTCAGTACGCAGCTGCTCAAGCAATGCAGCCAGCCGATCAAGCGTTAATTCCGCAAGCGTTGATGTTGTTGCAAGACAAGCCACTACGCTCGTTTCGGATTCAAGTCGATTCGGATAGCCTGGTGCAAATTGACGAGCAACAAAATAAACGTGATCGGACTGAGTTCTTGCAAGCAATGGGTGGGTTCTTGACGCAAGCGTTGCCAATGGGTCAGCAGGCGCCAGAACTTGTGCCAATGTTGATTGAATTGGTCAAGTTTGGTATCGGCGCATACAAGAAAGCCGCACCGATTGAAGGCACAATTGACCAAGCAATGGAACAACTGAAACAAAAGCAGCAAATGATGGCACAGCAGCCACCACCACCGAATCCAGAGGTTGTGAAAATGCAAGCAGAGCAGCAATTTGAGCAGATAAAGATGCAAGCTACGGCACAAGCTGACCAGATGCGGATGCAAGCAGATGGACAAATTGCCCAATCTAAAGCGCAGGCCGAGATGCAATTGGCACAAATGAAATTGCAAGCTGATGCAACACTTGAGGCGCAAAAGCAGCAACATTTGCAAGCGATGAAGCAGGCCGAGCTAGATCACGCTGAACGGTTAGAACATTGGAAAGTCGAACTAGAGCAAGCCACTAAGATCACGGTGGCAAGAATCGGTGCGAACATTGATGCTGATGGCCCGTTGGTCATGGCTCAACAGGCAGCAAGTCAAAAAGTAACAGAAGAATTAAGCACTAATTTGTCTGTTGTAATGAACAAAATTCATCAAATGCACAGCAACATGGCAGATATGATGGGTCAGACGATGAACCGCATTGATGGCGCTGTTGGCGTGATGGCTGCACCTAAACGAATCATTCGCGGCAAAGACGGTAAGGCTATTGGCGTAGAGGTGATCCAATAATGGCACTTGTTCTCGCAGATCGCGTTCAAGAGTATTCAACCACCACAGGCACGGGTACGCTTACCCTGTCAGGTGCGTATGCAGGGTTTCAGACGTTTGCAGCGGGTATCGGCAACGGGAACACCTGTTATTACACGATTACGTCTGATACAAATCAATGGGAAGTCGGTATCGGCACGGTTGGCGTTGGCACATTGGCAAGAACTACGTTGATTTCATCGTCTACGGGTTCTCTTGTGTCGTTTGTCGGCACTCTCACCGTGTTTGTGACCTACCCTGCTGAGAAGGCTGTATACAGCGATGGGACAACGATTGTTGCGCCAGCGGGTGCTTTGTTGCCCGTCACAAGCGGCGGTACAGGTGCAGCAACAGCAGCAGATGCACGCACAGCCTTGGGGCTTGGCACGATTGCCACGCAAGCAGCAAACTCTGTGGCGATCACAGGCGGCGCAATTGATGGCACAACAGTCGGGTCAACCACAGCGGCAGCGGGTAAATTTACTGCCGTTACAAACTCAGGGTTAACCACAGGTCGTGTCGTTTACACGACTACAGGTGGACTAGAGGCGGCATCTGCCAATCTGACGTTTAATGGCACAACGCTGACTGCGACAAATGATATCTCGGTATCATCAATGACGGTAGGGCTAGGCGGGGGCGCTCTTGCTCAAAACGCTGCATTTGGTGGTGTAACGCTTCCATTTAATACTACGGGAAATTTTAACATTGCTGTAGGTTATCAATCTATGTTTTATAACAAGATCGGTAGCAGTAATGTTGGATTAGGCTTTTCCACCTTGTTTTTAAACACAACTGCCAACCAAAATTTGGCTATGGGTGTTAGTGCATTATCGGTTTTAACAACTGGCGTAGCAACTTTAGGTGCAATCACGGCGGGGAGTGGATACACAAACGGTACATATACTGCCGTTGCAATGACTCCTGTTAGCGGCGCAACTTTTGTAACATACCCAACAGTTACCGTAGTTGTATCGGGCGGCGCTGTTACTAGCGTCACGTTGGTTACGGCGGGGCAGGGGGCATCATCCCTAGCAGCCACAAGTTTGACAGTTGCAGCGGCTTTAATTGGCGGCACAGGAAGTGGATTTTCAATAGTGGTGGGTTCGTTTGTTGGCGGTGCAAACAATACTGGTATTGGTTATCAAGCTGGGTCAACATTAGCTACTGGATCAAACAACACACTTATTGGCTATCAATCAGCAGCATCTTCTACAACAGTTAGTAACGAAATCACACTAGGGAATGGTTCAATAACGGCATTCAGAATCCCTGGGCTTACAATTACAGCGGGTGCAAAGTGGATGAATTTTGGTTCATCCACGGTTGCTTTATTGGCGGCGGCTGCAACAGCAGGATTAGGCGCAAGGGCGTTTGTAACAGACGCTTCAGCACCAGCATTTGGATCAACAGTTGTCGGTGGCGGCGCAGTCGCATCACCCGTATATAGCGATGGCACAAATTGGCAGGTGGGGTAATGAAAACTTGGACTATTGAATCATTGGAAACATTAAAAATATTAGACGTTGAAATGGTTGCTTTAGCATCATTTTCAATTTCAGAAAACGGTCAGTCAGTTTATTACAAAGTTAATTTGCCACCTGCTGATATTACAAATTTCATACCTTACGCTGACATTACGCAAGATAAAGTAATTCAATGGACAAAAGATGCTATTGGGCAAGATGTTATTAGTCAAATGTACCAAGCGTTAGATAATTTGATCGCTCGGTCTGTAATCCCAACCCCACAACCTGCCCCGTTACCGTGGGCTGATCCGGTAGATACTGAGTAATGTTTGGCTTTAACGCCTTTGCAGCGCAACCGTTCTGTGCAATCCCAATTGTCACAGTCAGTCCGGTTATCTTTGATTTTCACGATGGCGGCGTAGGCAAAAAGAAAGAGGAAGAAAAGCGCAGGCGTGAGGCGGCAAAGGCAAAGGCACGGCGCGACGAAGTATTAGCGTTATTTGAACGCATCGTTGAAGGCAAACCTGAAGTTGCAGAGGAGATTGCTCAACCATTCGTTGTCACGCAAGCCACAATACAAGCGCCAGCGGTCATTGATTACGATGCAATGTTGGCTAGTTTTGACCGTGTTGAGAAAATATACAACGCTTATATTGAAATGGACGATGAGGACGTTTTGTTATTGATATGAAGAAAACTTACATTTACGTCAATGGCGAATTGGTCGAAAAAGGCTCAAAAGAGCATTACGACAGCCTTGGGCCAATGGTCATGCCAGACATTCAACCTTACAAATCCATGATTGACGGATCGATGATTACGAGCCGGTCTGTCCATCGTGACCATTTGCGGCAGCATGGTTGCATTGAGGTAGGCAACGAAAAGATGGAAACCAAGTTGCCACCACCAAAAGACACGCGCAAGGAAGTCATGCGGCAACAACTGGCAAACATGACGCATAAGCAAGCAAATCAAGTTCTTTCACAACTACGTCGTAAATTTACCTAAAGGGGTATGCAATTGGAAAATCCTGAATTAGACCGTCGGGAGTTACTGTCACAGCAGTTCGACGAAGTTCAGAATGAAACACCCGTCGAGGCAGTAAGGACTCAGCCCGAACCCGATCTTGAGCCACCGGCAGAACCGCCAATTTGGGAACGTCCACCGGCATCGTGGAAGAAGGATTATCACGAAGCCTGGACAACCGCAGACCCCAAGCTGAAAGAATACGCATGGAAACGTGAAGAAGAAATGAAAGCAGGGGTTCAGCCTTTGCTTTCTAAAGCTCAATATGCTGACCAAATGCAGCAGGCGATTGAGCCTTACATGAACAATATCCGTGGACTTGGCATAGAAGCACCACAGGCTGTCAAAGCCTTGATGGAGGCCGATAACGTCTTGCGTCACGGCTCACCACAACAAAAACAACAGTATTTTGCACAATTAGCACAACAGTACGGCATCAATATGGGTGAAACTCAGTTTCAGCCTACTGATCCCAACTTTTACGCTATTCAAAATGAACTTGCACAAGTAAGAGGTGAGGTGCTAAATTGGAAACAACAGCAGGAAACTGCTCAGAATCAAGCACTTTTGAGTGAAATCAACCAGTTTCAAGCAAAAGCGGAGTATTTTGAGGAAGCACGACCAACAATGATCCAACTGCTCAACAGCGGCGTGGCTCAAGACTTGGACGATGCTTACCAAAAAGCAATACGCCTAGATAACGACCTGTTTACGAAACATCAGCAAGCCTCACAGGGCGCAGCAGATCAGGCTAAACGGGACGCATCGAACAAAGCAGCGAAAGCAGCTAGGGCGGCAGCGGTCAGCGTTAAGTCCTCCACACCAGGGGCGGCAACGGCAACCAAAGCGCAAGATAGGCGTTCGATGTTGTCAGAGCAATTTGATAATTTAAACGAGCGTTTTTGATAACCTAATCGGAGATTATTATGGCATTTGCCAACTCATCGATCAGCGACATCATTGCGACTAACATTCAAAGCCGCACAGGTGAACTTGCTGACAACGTAACAAACAACAACGCTTTACTGCGCCGTTTGAAAGAACGCGGCAACGTAAAGACGTTTTCTGGCGGTAACGTGATTTTGCAAGAGATCATGTATAACGACAGCGCAACCAACAACACGAACAGCTATTCAGGCTACGAAGTGTTGAACGTGTCGCAAAACAGCCCTATTTCTGCTGCTCAATTTAGTATCACCCAATACGCATCGGCAGTTTCGATCAGCGGCTTGGAGATGATTCAGAATAGCGGTAAAGAAGCAATCATCGACTTGCTCGATGGTCGTATGAACGTGGCTGAAGCTCAGTTGGCTAACCGTATTTCGGGTGACATTTACCTAGACGGTACTGGTAACTCAGGCAAAAACATCACCGGACTCGGTGCTGCTATTCCTGATGCACCAAGCACAGGAACTTACGGCGGCATCAATCGTGCATCGTTTTCGTTTTGGCGTTCAGTTAAATACTCTGGCACAACTGATGGCGGCTCTGCTGTTTCGGCATCGAACATCCAAGCATACATGGATGCTCTAGCTGTTCAGTTGATTCGTGGAACTGACAAGCCTGATCTGATTGTTTGCGACAACAACTATTACAAGCTGTATTTGCAATCGTTGCAGTCAATCCAACGCATCACAGACGGTGGCAATTCGTCAGCTGGCGCAGGCTTTGCATCGCTTAAATATTACGGCGCAGGTATGGCATCTGATGTAGTTCTGGACGGTGGTATCGGTTCAGCCGCAACAGCAAACCATATGTGGTTTCTGAACACTAAGTACATTATGTTCCGTCCACACGCTGATCGTAATTTCGTGCCAATTGGCGGTGAAAGACAAGCCGTCAACCAGGACGCCGTGGTCAAGCTAATTGGTTTTGCTGGCAATCTTTGTTCTTCAGGCCCGCAATTTTGCGGCGTTCTGATCGCTTAAAGGAAACCATCATGGCTTATACATTTGACGAACCTCGGATCGGGGTTTTAAATATCGATCAAACGGACTCTGGCGCTACAACCGCAGGCGGCACGACTATTCCAACGCCACCTACAATGTTGGGCAACATCGTTCGTGCTTTTGATCCAACTTACGGCGAGGGTGAATTTATCCTGCTGCTGGGCGTGGCATCAACTGTTGTCGGTTCTGTTGTGCGCTACAACGCTACAACTTACCAAACAACTTTGGTTGTCAACACCGCCGTCCAAGACGTTCCAGTTGCAGTCGCTATGGCGGCAACCACCGCTGGTCTGTACGGTTGGTATCAAATTGCAGGCAATGCGGTCATTAAAAAGACTGCTGTTACCGTCACACCTCAAGTCACTTTGTTCCTGTCTGCCACCGCAGGCCGTGTCAAAGTCTTGGCGAGTGCTGGTTTGCAATTGGTAGCTGCACGTTCAGCAAACTTAACCACCGTCACTTCTACGACTTCAACAGTCACCGTGACGATTAACCGTCCACATCTCCAGTCACAAATCACTTAATGATTGAAGCTGTACTTGATGTAGTTGGAAACACAGAGCCTGACGTTTTGTTGGGCAATGTGCAGCGATCCGTAAAAAGGTCGCTGCCTTGGTTTGATTTTGACAAGTCACCCCAAGGCAGCGTATGCCTTGTTGGTGGTGGGCCGAGTCTGGTTGACACGATTGACCAGTTAAAAGTCCGTCATCAAAACGGCTCTAGAGTATGGGCAATGAACGGTTCTTACGATTATTTGCAAAACCAAGGCATTATTCCAGACGCAATGGTGATGCTTGACGCTCGATCAGAAAACGTAAGGTTTGTTCAAAATCCACAGCAATCGACTACGTTTTACATTACGAGCCAATGCGACAAGGCTGTATTTGATGCGTTGGAAGGGTATAAAGTGGTGCTAGTCCACGCCAATACGCCTGGCGTATATGAGTTGCTTGAGCATGAAAAGGCTCGACCAGTTCACCTAATGGGCGGCTTTACAACTGTTGGCATCTTGTCGTTGATTTTGGCAAAGTTACAAGGGTTTAAACGTATTTTCTTGTTTGGTATGGATTCGAGCTATCGAGATGGCGAGCATCATGCTTATAAGCAAGAAAGTAATAACGCAGATCGTGTAATTGACGCTATGATTAACGATGTGACGTACAAATGTGCGCCGTGGATGGCACAGCAAGTAACGGATTTTCAGAACGTCGTAGCAGGCTTTGATGATGTTACGATTGAAGTGTGTGGCGATGGGCTTTTGCACCAAATGGCAAAAGCGATGAGCAATTAACTTAAAGGACAATCATGGCATTTCCATCAAGAATTCAAGGTTCAGGCAATTCGCCATTATCTGCTGCAAACATTTGTGGCGATGGCGCTGTTGGCTTAGTTGCTGTAGGCACAACGGCAGCGACTGCTTTGCAACTTTCAGCCGTAAATAACACGATTACCACTTCAGCAGCATCAACTGGCGTAAAACTGTCACCGACTGAAGTTGGCGCACAAGTCATTATTCGTAATGATTCGGGACAAACAGTTACTATTTATCCTTACGATACCAATAGTACAATTAACGCAGGTGCAACAAGCGTCACCGTGGCAACAGCAAAAACAATTTTGTTGGCAGCAACTTCCGCAACTACATGGGTTTCAATCACAGGGGCATAAATTGGCTTTAGACAGCGATATTTCAAACGCAGATTCTCACCTACACGTCGAGTTTTACGTTTACGATAAAGAGCCGTACAAAGAAAAGCCGTTTG